CAGCAAGTAAAGATTGATTTCTTTTCGTAACTTCTGCGATTTCTTTTTCACGTTTATCTTTGTTAGTTGCAAAAGTTTCTTGTACGTTATTGAACTTTTCAAGATCGGAATTTAATTTTGAATTTTGAGCAGTTCGTGCTTTATCGGCTTCGGCTGCTCTTTGAATTAAATTCAGTTGCTGTGTTAGTTCTTCACGCTGCTTTTGATATTTTTCTTTATCGGCGAACAAACTACCGACACCAAATGCACCAGCTTTATCTCCGAGAATGGCATCAATAGATTCAATCTGCTCTTTGAGTTGTTTCTCTGGAGATAACTTAAAGAATAAATCTTTGAAGTTTTTCTCAAAGAATGTTTTGATTGCACCGCCAACTTCGATCAGCGATAATGAAAGACTTGTATAATCTTCTTTCATTCTGGCGACTTGTTGGGAGTTAACATCAGCAAGAGTTTTCATTGCCAAAGCAGTAGCTTCTGCAGTTTTACCCTGATTCACTAATTCGATAACCATTTTAGTTATTTCAGGTGAAACCATTCCTGTTGCTTTAGCAAGTTCAAATAAAGCGTCTACAGGTTTTTCTTTCATTTTAGCGAAAGCTTTTACTGTATCTTCGATTGAAACAGCAGCATACTTTTGCATGTCTAACGCAGCTTTGGTAACCATTTCAATTTCTTTAGTTACGAAACCACCTTCTTTAGCCATTGCTGTAATGACTGAGATTGCTGCACTTGTGCTAACACCAACAGCATTCATAGAAGTAGCCATATCTACAGCACGAGCAGTTGTTAAACCTAATGAACCACCTGTTAGAGCAAGTTGCTTTGTCATCTTGTCTTGCTCTTGACCAGCTTTAAAATAAGCTACACCTAAAGCACCAATAGCAGCAATTGCACTGAGAACGGCAACACCGATAACTCCTGCTAGTACAGAACCCATCAGAGCAAGTCCTTTAACTAGAATACTGTTAGCTCCTACAAAACTTAGCATCTGAGTTTTTGCTTTTTCAAGTAAAAAGTTAGTGCCTGTAAGTTCCATACCAAAATTGATGATCGCCTTACCTGTACCTGTGAATGCACCAACAAGTACTTGACCAACGGCTACACTAACGTCTTTGACGCTACTGATCATTGATTTACTGGCTTGAACCAGCATCTTACCCATGTCTGCACCAGCTACACCAGCTAACGCAAATTGATCTCGTAATTGACCACCCTGTTGTAGCATAACCATCAAAGGGGACTGACCAGTGGCAAGACCAACGAAAATGTCGGTAATCTGTGGACCTAAAGCACGAGACAGATAATCAACTTGACGATTACCTGCAGCTTTTTGTGTAGACAACAGTGCAGCTTTATAAGCTTCAAGTTTAGTAACTTGTTCAGAAGCGGTAGCACCGGACTGTTTTAAAGCTCGTTCGAATTTAATTAACTTATTATTTGTAGCACTGGTAATTTCACTACCTGATTCATTTAAACGATTAACTCGCTCTAATTCTGTAGCCATGTAAGCATTAGCTTTAGCAGTATCATTTTGTGCTTTGATCTGAGCCTTCATGCTATTAGTACGAGCATCATTAGCTTGATTAATCTCTACGCTCTTACGGATCAATTGATCATACTCGGCAGATAAGCCATTTAAGCTTTTACCTTCGATACCATACAATGCAATCAAACGCTCTTTCTCACGAGCCAGATCGATCATTTGCTTTTCAGTTAAACCTAGATTCTTATTGAATAGGTTACTTACTTCATTGGTTGTCTTGTATTCGTTTTGAAGCTTTTGCATCAAACCGATACTTTTATCAAAAGGATCACCACCGATTAAAGTACGTTGTGTTTTCAACGTATTATTTAACTGCAGCATTTCATCATCCAAAGCACCAGCAGCTTTAGCTGTAGCAAGGATAGACGCTTGACCTTTTGAGTTACCCTGAGCCATGTACTCAAGGATTAAATTTTGACGTTCTAAAACAGATGCAGACTTACCTGTAGCTTCAGCAGATTTAGTTTGTGCTTGTTCTAATTTAAGTTGGGCAAGTGTAGCTTTTGCAGCAGCCTCTTCAGCTTTAGACAGTTCTTTACTATTCTTTGCAGATTCCTTAGACAATTCCTGCATCGGTTTGTTTAGTTTAGATACAGCAGTACCCAATTCTGCAACCTTAGTAGCTGCAGTTTCCAATTCTTTCGTATCAACTACGAACTTTAATTCTGCTAAATCCATAGCATTTTCTCCTGTTATAAAGGCAATTCTATATTTATAAACCACGCAGATTCACAAATATAGAAGCCCTCGTTAGAGGGCGACTATTATTTCTTAGAGGCTTTCTTGCGCTCTAGTTCTGCCTCTTTTGCATATGAGTTCAACGCTTCAATATCAAAACGTTTAATCAACTCAAGTTCCCACTCTTCTATTTCAATACCGATTAAATCAAGATAAGCTTTAATATCTGAGTAAGAAATAGGGTTAACGCCAAAACCATTAGATGTTCTGGAGTTATTAAGATCAATGAACCACTTCCAAACTTTAGTACAACTTTCAGGTAACTCTTTAAGTTCTTCCAATTCTTTAGGTTTAACACCAGTTTGTCTCCATACGGAGTTTAACTGATCACGAAGTGTACCTGAATTACCTGATTTTCTACTTAGTTCAAACTCTTGTTGTGCAAAAGCTATAGCATCATCTAGTTCACTCTGATCGAAAGTTCAGGAGTTGTCCTGATTCCTCCATTACTTGGTCTTTAATCCAAGAGTATTCTTTGAAGATTCGCTCTGCGTTTTCTTTCGTAAAAGCTACTTCTTTACCATTCTCAGTGATATTCTTCCAACCGATTACACGCACAATAGCTGATTCAATGCTTAGTTCTTCGGCTTCCTCTAGGGTCATATCCTCAACATCTTTACCTCTGCGTTTAGCTTGTTGTTCACGAAGCTTAAACTCGCTGTACTTTTTACGACCAAAAGCTTTTACAGTTTTAGATTGATCACCACGTACTGTAATAAATACACCAGTACCTTCGCCTGTACCGGGAAGTTTAAGTTCAAACTCGTAACCAGCTTCTGCGATTTCAGTGTAGTTGTGTTTTGCTAAATCGAATGTCATAATGTCCTTTCATTATTGTTAATCAAGTAACGATTATAGCACAATTTTTAGGATAAATCAAGAGGTTGAAATAAAGAAAAACCCCTCGGCTTTTGACCGAAGGGTTGTGTCTCAAGTTGAGTCTTTAGCGATTAAGCTGCAGAGTCTTGAATTTGAATTGTAGTAGCAGGTAGACCAGCATCGACAACATCATTCAATAGAGCTTGGAAGCTTGCTGAAGCGACAATACCGAGTTCACCGTCATCCTTGGTGAAGCTACCTAGTTTTACTTTAGGCATTGTGAATGTTACGAACTCTGAAGCAGCAGCATTATCTGTAGTTAGTGTTAGGACGATAGAAACAGGAGTCTCTTCATCGAAATAAGTACGGAAAGCAGCATCTTGGAAGTAAACACTCATGTTACCAGTAACACGAATACGACCAGTGAAAATTTCAGCTACAGAGTTAGAACCTACAGCAGTTGCATTTTCAGTGGCACGTTCAACTGAGAAGTCAGCAGAGGTTACTAGAGCAACAGGAGCACCATCAACAAGCATAACACCGTTTACAGCAGCAAAGATACCATTAGCATTTTGAGCAGTAGGTGAAGTAAAGTATTGACTTGTACCTGATTGTGTTAGGTCTTTACCTGCAAAACCAAAGTCAACAGTAGTTAGACCAGTAGCAGGTAGCTGTACAGCCATACTGTTTAATTTCATACCAGTGTAAACTTCGGACTGAGCGATATCACCGTAGAATTCTTCAACAGTGTATGATTGGTCAGTGTGAGCACTAGCAGGAACGAAAGTTGTTTTACCAACAGCAGTAACTGTAACAGAAGCGATTGGACCTTCAGCAGTTAGATCAGAACCGTTAACAACTTTTACAGTTAGAACGGTAGCACTAGCAGAGGCGATTAGCAAGTTTTTAGCTACGTTATCAGCATCTAGACCAGAACCAGTTAAACGAACAACTTGACCAACTTTAAAACCATCAGTTAGAAAATCACCAGTAGCACGAGTCACTGTATATAATGCACCAGAAGCAGCGATAGTTACAGAAGCACTAGATGAAGCAGGTGATGTAGTAAAATCACGACCTACGATAGAACCCATAAAATCAGCGTATGATGCAGGAGAGAGTTCACCGTTCAAGCTACCTTCAGCAGAACGAACACCGTGACGATAATCAGCGATTTGACGATCAGTGCGAATTTCACCAGATTCGTAAGCTTCTTTTACTAGGTTAAAACTAGCAGTTACACGGCGAAGTAATTTACCACCAGTGCTACCAGCTAGAGTACCCCATGCGCTTTCTTTTTTGTAGGCTACGACTTTTGATGTACCTTTTGAGATTGCCATATTATTTTCCTTAATTTAAATTTCACATTTGCAAATGTACTGATTTAGGTTCAGCAACCATGATTCAATAAGAATAAACTTCAGCTACTAATTCAATTAGAACTGGACATATTACTCTTTCAGATACAACCGTGTTACCAGCAATTTGTGGTGTTCTTAACACATGAATCTTTACGTTACCTTCTTGTAGTACTAAACCTTTCGCAAAATGCGCCCGAATCAATTCGGCACGATTTATAACTTCTGAAGTTCCTTTATTTGCAGCACCAACAACAAATACTTGCATTGTCATTCGTTCTCTATGAAAACCCGTACCAAGTACAGGATCATCTGGAGCTTGAATGGTAAACTGTACTCTTTGATATAACCCATTTGGGGCATCAAAACTAACACCTTCCCATGCGGTAGATACCGTAGGAGTTAATGCGTTTAGTTTTCTTTCGGCTGCTCTTTTAATTTCTATAATTGCCATTAACTTGCCTCATAGTATGATTTTAAATCTGAACGGTATATACCATAAATAGCATTTAATGTAGGTTCCATAATACCATTTGGTGCTTGTGATGAATAACCACCCTCAAGAGAACCGAACTTAGGTAGTGTCCAACCTTCTGAAGCAACATATCTTACACTGTTCATAATGTAAACAGTATCACCAAGCTTGTATTTTCCACTATCAATATCTGCATTGCTTTTAATATTCTGAGCATTTTCGTCAGTAGCACGTTCAGGGAAAATAATTCTTGTAGGACCATTAAATGATATCGTCCAACCACCCTTAGCTGAACCTACTTCTGCTGGTAATACTCTAAGTCGAGAAGGTAGATTGTACATCCACTCATTAGCTTCAGTCAAAGTACCAATAGGTGTATTCTCAATAGCTTCCCAAGTTACCCAATATGAAAAGATACTGACCATACCTTGCATTTTACGAACAGTTTCTTCATGGAACTTCTTAAGACTTTGTTCTAATTTTGAAGTATCACATGTAACTTGCATATTAACCCTTTACGGTTAGAATCTTATATAAGATAATAAGACCATCTGCAGCGTGTTCTGTAATTGAGTCTACTGTGTAGGTTGTACCTTCAATTGTAATTTTATCTTTATTAGCAGGTACAAAACTCAGGTTATTGTTAGCCAAATAAAATAGAGCAGAATCTCTTCCAATCATATTTGGGAAGTTATACTGACTTGCTCTGATATGCTTTTTATACATTTTTACAGAGTATGAAGTTTCTGTATTAGTTGTACTGCCTGTTTCAATATTATAAGTACCTTCAGTTACTTTGGAATAACTACAAGTTTTACCATGTTGATTAATTGCTTTCAATATGATTGCTAAATATTTATCCATAGTAAAGCCTTAATTAAATACCAAAAGTACTAGGACGAACAATGAACTGTAAATCAGTTGGTTGATTAACGATGTTGTTATCTAAGTTAGCATCGTTTGCTTGCATATCTGCTTTTGAGATACCACCAGCATAACCTTGTACTGTATCGTATAAGTTATTAAGATCAGGATTCTTGATGTACATCTGCAAAGCTTGCATATAATTTTTAGCAGCGGAAGAACCTTTAATACTAAAGATATCTACTGTTTCATCTGTACGCATTGAAAGCTTAAGCATGATACTCTTAGCAGCATCCATAGAAGCTCTGCGAATATTCCAATCGTGTTTACTGAGAAAGTAACTATATTCATCATCGGACATAATAGGAAACTCAGCAGATGTATCTCCTAGTTCGATTCTAAGTGCATGAATTGTCATAATATATCCTTTTTGTTATATCTAACATTAATCCTGTTACAAAGCAAGACTAATGTTAGACCCCTCCGAAGAGGGAATCTAAGTTTACTTCAGAAAGCCCCGAAGGGCAATCATCAGTTAGAAGTTGTTAATTGAACAACAGCTTGTGGGCGGCGAATCAAGTTCAAGAAGTTAGCTTCTGATTGAATCTGAATCTCGCTGTCCTTTGGATCACGGTAAGTGAATACGTAGGCTTGCTCACCGATGGTGTTAACATGTGAAAACTTGTTAGCAGGGCTAAAGTAAGTCTTGAACATGTCAGCAGTACCTTGTGGTAGCATGTAAGCTTCACCAGCAGGGATTAGAGCAGTACCATTGTAAGAACCACGGTATTCAATGTACTCAACACCACCGTGTACGAAACGGCGATAGACACCAGAACCTAGACGGTTACGTAGTGGCTCTTGAGTGCTAGTGTAATACTTGTAAGCTTCTTTAACAGTAGCGTGGTTGATTAGCTTACCGAAGAATGCTGGAGAGCATAGTACGATAATGTTGCTAACAACTTCACCACTCTGGATTGTATCCTGAATGTGAGCAATACCTTCTTCTGACTTAGCGTTTAGGTCAGTGGTGGAAGTACCGAGTACGAAGTCGATGGACTTGCGGGTGATACCGAAATCAGTGTAGAAGTTACCAGCTACAGTACCGTTAGGAGCATAGATAGCACCAACAGTGATAGCGTAGGCACGAGCAGCTTCTAGAGTTACTGAGTGGTTCATACGGATACGCTCTAGCTTACGAGCGATAACAGCAGCTTCAGTTTCAGCTTGATCAGCAGAACCGT